ATGTAATACAACCTTATGAAAAGAGTGCTGTTTTACAGGTCATGCAAAAAGGAGCAGGATCAAGTAAAGAGAATCCTGTTTATCAAACTTCTGATGAAAATGTAGCTGATGCTTTTTTTGCAAGCGATAATACATTAGGTCAGTTTACTGCTACTTTTAAGCAGAATGAAAACATGATGAATGCAATGAAAAGCACGATTTATGATAAAGCTTATGATGCAGCGATAACTAAAAATGGTTTAAGTGCTGATAAATTAAATAAGTTTATAAACACTAATAGAGAAAAACTAACTACTATTGGTATGATGGATGAGTTTGGTAATACTGCTCAATTGTTACAAAACATGGCTACTAGAAGATTAGACTTAACAAATAGAGCAAAAATAATTTCTAATAATAAAATGGTCAAAGGTTTATTATTAGCAACAGATAATTTAAATCCCGACAAAATGTTTGATGATGCGTTACGGAGTGGTAAATTAATGTCTGTGTTGAAAAGGGAAGTTGGTAAAATAGATGATTTTAAAGCAACTGAAGCATTCAATGCTGCGATATTCCAAAGAATATTTGCTAAGAATCCCGACCTAGCCTCAAACCCTACTGCCTTTAAACAATACTTATCAACAAATGAAAAAGTATTAGATGTTGCTTTAGGTAAAGAACATTTTGAAAACCTTTATCTAATAGCTGATGCTATTGAAAGAGTGAACCTACTCCCACGAAACTTAGGAGAGGGAGTAACAAATAAAGGCATGGGCGACAAATTAGCAAATCTTATTGGTAGTACTCCATTAAACGTATCTAACAGGTTAGTTGCTGTAGGAGAAAAACGTCTTGGTCCGAGAGCTGCGATAGGTTATTTTGCAAGTAGAGCAATCTCCCAACAATCCAGTATAAGAGCTGATGCCTTAATGCAAGAAGCTATATTTAATCCACAAATAGCAAAATTATTAGTACAAGAATCTCCAGAAGGTTCTGCTTCTGTAGTTATCCCTGAAGTAAATAGAAGACTAAATCAATTTTTATTTAACTTAGGTATTCCTTTTGGTGAAGATGTGAGTCCACCTTCTGCACCACCTGTACAAATAGAAATAGAACCAATAAGTTCAAATGAAGTTACTCCCCCTGTTGTACAAACAGCGGAGGCAAATATCAAACCCAATATAACAACAGCGAATAATCTTCCTGCACCAAGCCCGACTAATGTAAAAAATAAAACCTCTGTTACCGATTTGTTCCCTTTTGATCCTACTAGTGCTGCGATTGAAAAAAGAAAAACATCAGGTATTATGGGGCTAGTATAGGATGAATAATGGTTGTTGCAGAAATATTAACAGGAATTGCTTTAGTACAGAAGTCTGTAGAGTTTATTAAAAGCAATATAGATACCGTAAACGACATATCAGGGATAGCTAAACAAATTGATGGGTTCTTTGAGGGCGAGTCTCAAATGAATAAAAGCAAAGGCAAGGGATTGTCTATTGCCGAACAGTTTGGATCTGTTGAACGTAGTGCTAATGATTTTATAAATATGAAGTTGTTAGAAGAAAAACGAAATGAATTAAAAAATATAATTAATCTTCGGTTTGGTCCAACTGCTTGGGATCAAATAATTGCTGAAAGAGCAAACAGAATAAATGAAGCTAAAGAAGCTGAACGATTACGCAAGATAGAATCAAGACAAAAACAAAAGGAGATAATAGATGCCTTACAAACTATGGGGATTGTATTTTGTGTTGTTGCTGTTCTCGTTATTATTGCAGCTCTATATTTCGAAGCATTCGCAAAAGAGTATACGAGACAACAAAAAATACAAAGAGGAGACATAGTCTTACCAATTATGACAACATGCAGACTAAAGAAACAAAAAGTCTACAAAGATAAAATGGCTTGTATTTATCAGGGAGCAAACAAAACGTATGAACTTGAGTTTACTGATATTCGTGTAGGGTGTCCTAAACAATATAAATGTGTTTTAAACCCTAATGGTAAAGAGCCTAACATTGATCAAGTCATGGAAAGTTTAAGAGGTATTGCTAAATAATCCAATCCATAATATCTTCATTTAACACTTGGTTTGCAATATTGATTTTAGCTCTTAATGCTTGCAGTATTTTTTCATCTATTGTTTTTTCAGTAATAATATCTACATAAGTAACTTTATTAGTTTGACCAATACGGTGAGCTCTGTCTTCACTTTGTAACCTAACTTCTAAATCATATCCATTACTATAGTATATAACAGTTTTAGCTTCAGTAAGAGTTAAGCCATATCCCCCTGTGCGTGGTTGCCCTATAAAATATTTGAGTGGGCTATTAGGGTTTTGAAACTGCTCAACAATATCCTGCCTATCATCAGAGGGTGTTTCCCCATAAAATAAAGAAGCTGAATCTGCTCCATAAGCCTTTGTTATTGCTTGGTGGATTAATTGCAAATCATGTGTGAAGTTAGCCCATATGATTACTTTACCTGTTGTTTCTTCTAACACAGACATTAATTCATTAAGCTTGTTTGACGGAACTTCAACTATTCGACCATCATCAAGTTTACCAAATCCCGAGCATACTTGTTGCAGTCTGATTATTTGTGTAAGTACTGTCTGTGCTGTAATCTGCCCTTGCTCTTTTATAAAAGCCATAGCAGAACTTTTTAATTGCATGTATAAAAGTTTTTGTTCTTCTGTTAACTCTACTGATCTTTTTATATACACTTTATCTGGCAGATCTAAGCAATCTTCTTTACGAACTCTAAAACTGTACGGCTCTATAATACCATTTAATTCTTCAAGGTTTTGGTAACCTGTTATCTGGTTAAAACTATGTGAGCCAAGTGTTCGCCTAACCATTTTAGCATATCTGTTTTGAAAAGTCCAGAATGAAGACTGCCCTAAACTTTCTTCTTTTAAAAAAGTACATTGGGTATAAAGGTCAAGGGGGGAATGAGTTACAGGGGAGCCAGTTAATATTCTGCGATAACTGGCTAGTTTACCTAGCTTCATAAGATTTTTTGTTCTTGAAGCTGTTCTAGATTTTATAGTAGTACTTTCATCTACAGCAAGCATAGCCATATGGGTTAACAAAAACTTATCAGCTACAGCTACACCCCTTTTAGTAGATAAGGCTTCTACATTCATAACAAATATAACAAGGTTATCTGTAACTTGGTTTAACACAGCAAGTTCTTTTGCTTTCTTTTGTGTTTTCTCAGGAGACCATGTAACAATATCAACATGTATGTGTTCAGGTAAATGGGTAGGTAATTCTTTTCTAGTCCAGTTATGGTAAACACCTTTTGGTGCGATAATCAGAGCAGAATCTATTTCACCTTTATCATAAAGTATACCAATATTATCTATTAATACTTTTGATTTACCTGTACCCATATCCATAAAGAAAGCAAAAAACTCTTTATTCCATGCTTTAGTTAAAGCATCTAACTGATGTTTATATGGTTCAAACTTAAATTTATAACGCATACGTTCCCTTTCTTCGGAAAATATAATTACCTTATTATATATAAATACATGGGAGTTGCTATAACTATTTACTCACTTTGCTATATAGGGAGAAAATGAAAAAGTTTAACAACTTGTAATCACAACTTTTCCGATATACAATATACAATATCTGGTCACAAGATAAAAACGGATTTAAAAAAAGTAGCACAACTTTTTTATTTTGGTACTAATAAGCAAAACTATTTATAGAAAAAAGTAGTTTAGATAAAACAAGAAACGTAAATCGCATTTTACTATGCTAAATTTACTTATGTTAAAACATGTGGAGAAAGACATGACCGTTTTTATTATACAAGAAATGCGAGGTAGGGATCTTACAGATGCTCAAAACTTTGGGGATTTGGAAATATTGTTACCTGACGGTGAACAAACTAGTTTTTCAACACAACCTACAATCCGTAGGTTACAACAGAGACTTAATAAGTTCACAGACGATGACTATTTGTTATTAGCAGGTGATCCAGCAGCGATAGCTTTATCTGCTGTATTGGCGAGTCGTGCAAATAATGGAAAGTTTAAAATGCTGAAGTGGGATAGGCAAGAAAATAAGTATTTCCCTCTTACTGCCGATTGTAACTATAAGCCGAAAGGAGGTATTAATGGACTTTGAATCAGCAGCCGACAACCTTAAAGGTATTACTGAAACAGGTATGAGTCAGATTAGCAAACTTGCTACAATGGCTTCTGCTATGGAAGAAGATATCGTAAGGTTAAAAGCCGAACTTAAAGAAAGAGAAAAGGCTTACCGAGAAGTAACGGAGGATCAGCTCCCAGCAGCGATGATGGAGCATAACCTCAAAAAGTTGGAACTACATGATGGTGCAGAAATTACTGTATCTGAATATGTTTCAGCAAGCATACCGAAAGACAAGCAGGATGAAGCTTTTGCTTGGCTTAATAATAATGGTCACGGCGACCTTATAAAGAATGTTGTTTCCACAAACTTTGTGCGTGGACAAGAACAAATAGCCGAAGACTTTGCTGATGAACTAAATAGCAGAGGTTTACCTGTAAATACAAGAAAGTGGGTTGAGCCAATGACATTGAAAGCTTTTGCAAAAGAACAAATAAGCATAATCCCGATGGATACCTTTGGTGTCTATGTGGGTTATAAAACTAAAATTAAACGGAAGGAAAGATAATGGCTAAAGAAATAGTTGAAAAGCAAGACACTCAGCTTGCAATGAGTGGATTTGAAGGTGTTTCAGTAACAGGGTTTGCTGAAGTAGGTGCAGAGGATATGTCTATACCATTTTTGCGTATACTTGATAAAGGTTCGCCACAAGTAAATAAAAGAGATGGTGCATATGTTGAGGGTGCTGAGGCAGGAATGATATACAATACAGTAGCTAATGAAGTTTACGATGGTGAGGTTGGTATTTCAGTAATGCCTTGTTACTTCAATCGTAGGTTTATTGAGTGGAAGCCTCGTGAGTCTGGTGGTGGTTATATGGGTAGTTATTTACCTGATGATCCAATAGTAAAAACAACTACAAAGAACGATAAAAATGCAGACGTATTACCTAATGGTAATCTACTTTCTAATACTGCTCAACACTTTGTTTTAATAGCAACTGCTGATGGTAGTTTTAGTCGTGCTTTAATAACTATGTCTAGTACACAGTTAAAAAAGTCCAGACGTTGGATTACACAAATGAATTCTTTAACAGCGATGGGTAAGAATGGTCCGTTTACTTTACCTATGATGTCCCATTTATACAAGCTTACTACAGTTCCCGAGCAGAACGATATGGGTTCTTGGTTTGGTTGGGTTATTAATAAAGAAAAACAAGTAGACTTAGCTAATAAGTTTGAAAAGCATATGTTTGATGCTGGGATAGCTTTTTCTAAATCTGTACAAGCAGGAGAGGTGGAAGTAAAAGAACCTTCAGCCGAGCCAGCTTCTTCAGGAGTTGTAAAAGACGACATACCATTTTAGTTCGGTTGGAAGGACTGATCACCTTACAACTGCGAGGGCTACGAGTTGTGTAGCCCTCACCCTTTTTGGAGAGACTAATGGAATTAGCACAAGAATTTTTTGAATTATTTAAGGGCAGTGATATTGCTCATGGAACATTTATAGTAAACACAAACCGTCCTGGAGATGGTAAAAAACAAGGTACTGCAAAGGTTATAAAAGAGCCAACTACTGTTGATATGTGGAAAGAACATTTAACAGGAGGAACAGGTATAGGTATTATCCCTATACGAAGCGACAACCATTGTCAGTGGGGTGCAATAGATATTGATAAGTATGATATTGACCATAAAGAGTTATGTGATATTTTACATAACAATAATATCCCTGCCGTTGTAGGTAGGACTAAAAGCGGTGGAGCTCATGTATGGGTGTTTTTAACAGAGTCCATTGAAGCTATTGATATGCAACGTAAGATGACAGAATTATCAGCAGCTCTAGGTCATTCTGGTTGTGAGATATTTCCTAAACAATCTACTATATTAGTAGAGCGAGGAGATACAGGTAACTTTTTAAATATGCCTTATCATGCAGGAGATAAAACTACTCGTTATGCTTTTGATGAAAAAGGTATAACAATGTTAACAACAGCTTTTATAGAGTATGCAAAGAAGCATAGGATTACTCCTAAAGAATTTATGAAGCTACAGTTTAGCTTTGGAGTAAAAGAGGGTGTTCTTGAAGAAGGTCCACCATGCTTACAACATCTATGTAGTAAAGGTTTTGCTGAGGGTTCACGCAATAATGCTCTGTTTAACTTAGGTGTTTATGCTAGAAGGTTTGATGAAAATAATTGGGAAACTTTAATACAAAAATATAATATAGATTACTTTTCCCCACCCTTGAGTCATAGTGAAGTAGGCACTGTTATCAAACAGCTTAACAAAAAAGAATATTTTTATAAATGTGAAGACCAACCAATAAAACCTTTTTGTGATAAAGAAGTTTGTAAGACACGGAAGTATGGTGTAGGTCCGAATACAGTTAGTAATGATTTAAGTAGCTTAACTAAAATAGATGGTGATCCTGCTATATGGATATTAAATGTAGATGATCAAAGGGTTGAATTATCTACAAGTGGGTTGACAGCACAGACTCAGTTTCAAAGGGAGTGTGTTGCACAAATAAATAAATTCCCGATTACTATTAGTCAAAGGGCTTGGCAAACAAGAATACAGGCTTTATTAGATAAAGTTACTATTGTAGAAGTACCACCTGATGCTACCCTCAAGGGTGAGTTTGAAGATTTGCTTCATGCTTTTTGTTGTGAAAGAGCCAAAGGCGAAGAGAAAGAGGAAATTATACAAGGAGTTGCTGTATGGGTTGACGGTAGAGTATACTTCCAGATAAAAGATGTTAAAAAACATTTGTCTGTAAACGATTTTAACCACTATACTTCTAACAAAATAACATTAAGGTTAAGAGATTTAGGGGCAGATAAAATGTTTTGGAGAATTAAAAACAAGGGCATACATGTATGGTCTTTACCACAGGATTACTTTGACACAGATGATGTTGAAATAAAAATTCCCGACCTACCAAAAGGTTCGGGTTTGATATAATGATGTTAGCTGATGGATTTGAGAAGGCTTTTATAGGCACAGGTTGCAGATTCAATATCGTAGTCGCTGTCTATGATTATTCTAAATGTGTGAAAATATTAATGAAACGAGATGGGATGAAAGAATACGAAGCAGAAGAGTGGATGTCTTATAATGTTATTGGTGCATGGGTTGGTGAAGATACCCCTGTATTTGTTCATCTTCATTCATTAAAAACAGCATTAGAGGAGTTTGTTGATTAATGGCAGAACTACTATGTAATCTTCCAGCACAAAAGGTTTGGGTTAGAAAAGAATATTTAAGAGACCACCAAGACGGTCATGGTGAGTATGTTGCTGGGATATGGGCTTCATGCAAATCAATTCCCGGAAGAGCCTTTTACTTTGAAACTTACTTACCTGATTATGGTGCTTTGTTTGATAAGCTACCAATCAGTGCTTTTGTTACTTCTAAAGAGCCACCAAAACCCGATATGTCTCTTAACAATTTACAGTTTTGGAACTGTATGGATTATGGAGTTACGATTATTCATAAACAGTTTATTGCCTCAATGGATTTTGAGATACTAACCAGAGACTTTGGTATACAAAAAGGATATTACATTTGTACAATAGATAATTACCATGCCGATCCCGACTCGATTGACTACAGTACAAGTGAGAATCCCGAGGAACATAAATCTTTTAACTTATTAGAGTTAGAAAACGGACAGTTCTGCTTATACCCTAATAATAGAATGCGAGTATATGATAATAGTTTGACACCTGAAAAGCCTATCAATCCCGACTTTAAAGTGAGTACAGTTTTTTATCAGGTAGAGAATGGTAACAATACTAGATTGGGCGATACTGATGAGTATTTTTGGAAGACTAAGAAAGAAAAGTAAATGAAGATAGTACTTGGTCCTCCTGGAACAGGGAAGACTACTAAGCTATTGAATTTAGTAGAACAATATTTAGGTTCAGGAGTAGCCCCTGATAGGATAGGGTATTTTGCTTTTACACGCAGAGCAGCGACTGAAGCTATTGATCGGGCTTGCCTTAAATTTAATTTTAATAAAAAACAATTACCCTTTTTTAGAACTCTACATAGTTTAGCTTTTTTACAAGCTGGACTAACTCACAGCCAGATTATTACAGGTGAGAAGTATCAAGAGATAGCTGATTGGTTAAAGATAGGAGGCTTCTACAGCGATTCTACTGATCAAGGTCCATACAAGGATTTTGGTTATGGTGATAAATTTTTAGAAATTATAAACATATCAAGAATCTTACAACAACCATTGAGGAAAGTTTATAATGAGAGTATAGTCCCCTTGAAAACAGATTGGTCTAGAGTAGATTATGTACATAGAGGATTAGCCCATTGGAAAAATTCATTTGGCTTATTTGATTACACAGATATGTTAGAAACTTTTGTAGAAAGGAATCTTGCCCCTAAACTAGAAGTTGTTTTTATAGATGAAGCACAGGATTTATCCCCCTTACAATGGAAAATGGTGAGTTTACTACAGGCTAACAGCAAGGTCTGCTATGTTGCAGGAGACGATGATCAAGCCATCTTCCGTTATGCAGGAGCAGATGTATCTCATTTTGTTAACTTGGTTGGTGATGTCACTTTTCTCAAACAAAGTTATAGAATCCCCTCCAAGCATCACGCATTGTGTAATGAAGTTATCAAGAGGGTTGTTGGTCGCAGGGAAAAATCCTTTCAACCAAAAGACGAGTTGGGTTATTTGGATTGGCATAGGCACTCCGAAGAAGTTGATTTGGCACAAGGTGATTGGTTACTTCTTAGTAGAACAACTAAAGGAGCTCAACAAATTGAAGAAGAAGTTCGCAGACGTGGACACCTTTATATCTATAATGGCTCTAAAAGTATAGATAGTAAAGTATTGGAAAGTGTTCGCATCTGGGAGTCCTTGCGTAAGGGGGATAAAAAATCGGCTGATGAGGTCCGAGTAGTGTTTAAACAGATGCTATTTAACACAGAAGTCGCTTACGGCTATAAGGCGATGCCTAATGGCGAGCAGGGAGTAATGTATAGTATAGAAGATTTACTAAAAGAGCATGGGCTTTTACACACTCGTCCATGGGATGAAAGTTTAGGTAAGATTCCACAAAAAGATAGGTCTTATATAAAAGCTTGTTTGAAAAAAGGTGAATCATTAACAGAGGATCCACGCATACGGATATCTACTATTCACTCAGCTAAAGGAGCTCAAGCTACAAATGTAATGCTTTTAACAGATACTATGCGTAGACCTTATTCTATGTGGAGGAAGATCAGTACTTTTGATGAAGATGAAGCGAGGGTTTGGTATGTCGGTTTAACAAGAGCCAAGCAAAACCTACATTTGATTCATCCAATGTTTAGTCGTGGGTATTCAATACCAACTGGATAACAAAAGAGTTATCAATCTAAACTAAATGTTTTAAAAATACTTAATAGCAACAAAACATTATGGAAAGGAATATAATGCTTACATTACAAGACAGCTACAAATACTTTACTAAGAAAAGTCTTACTAGAGCAAACAATGTAGCCCACAGAACTAACCGCAATAGAGCACTTGACAAAAAAGCCCTTAGTACATTAATTTTTACTTATGGTGATGAAGTTAGGTTTCCTATTACATTTAGTATGCCCCACAATGACCATGAAATGCGTGTAGAAGTATTACTTGGTGCAGAGGGGCAAAGGGGTTTTTTAGATATACCCTTTAAAACTTTCGATTCACTACCAACTGTGCAACATCAACCAACTACTCATTAGAAAGGAGTATATTATTATGGCACATGAAATAGAAACAATGGCTTATGCAGGAAACGTTCCATGGCATGGTCTAGGCGAACAGGTTTCATCAGACATGACACCCGAACAAATGTTAGAAGCTGCGAAGTTAAACTGGACAGTTAGCAAGCGACCTTCCTACGTTCCAGACAAAGCAAATGTTTGGAATATACTTGATCCTTCAGGCGAAGCGAACTTTATTCGTTGCCCTGACAGTTACCATTTAGTGCGTGACAGTGATAACAAAGTACTAAGTTCTTGTGGTGATGGTTATGTACCATTTCAAAATGCAGAAGTTATGGACTTTTTCAAAAAGTTTACTGATGCAGGACAAATGCAAATGGAAACTGCAGGAAGCTTAAAAGAGGGCAAGGACATTTGGGGGTTAGCAAAACTAACTGACAAGTTTAAGCTTTCAGGTGACGACGAAGTTAAAGGTTACCTACTGATAAACAATAGTCACCAAGTTGGCAAAGCTATGACTATTATGTTTACACCGATACGAGTTGTTTGTAACAATACATTAACAATGGCACTCGGTGCTGATGGTGAACGTTTCAGAGTTCTACATTTACAAATGTTCGACGAAGAAATTATAAAAGCTGCTGAGGAGGCATTAGGTCTTTCAGGGCAACAAATGAAAGCTTTCCAAGAGCAATCAGAGTTTTTATCTAGTAAGCAGTACAAATCTGCTGACCTTGATAATTTTATTGCTGAGTTACTTCAACCTAAATTGCTTATAGAGCGAGGTAAGTCCGACAGCTTTGAAAGTTTACCACCCCTACGAGATGAGTTTTCTCGTACTGCTGAAAATGTTCTTGATGCTATAGAAACTTCCCCAGGATCCCAGCTAAAGTCTGCTAAAGGTACTTGGTGGGGAGCATTGAATGCAGTGACTTATGTAGTTGACCATGAGAAAAAGTCTAACGTAATAGGTAACTCTTTACACTCTGCATGGTTTGGGACAGGTGCTAATACTAAGAGAAAAGCATTAACTAAAGTGCTAGAGTACGCATCTTAATACCGACAAAATAAACCTTGTCATGCCAATGTGCATATTGCAGAATATGAACATTGGCATTTTTTCATAGAAAGGAAAGATACATGGCAAGACAAGTGTATATCGTTTTAGAAAATGATAACAACAGTGGGAAAAATACAGCTTACAGCTTCTATCGTTTCCCTACATTAAGTGCAAGTAAAGAGTGCAAAGAAGTTAATGAGTATAGTATTGTCTTCTCTGATATAGAACAGTTAAAAAGGGATTATTCTGCTGAAGATTTAAAGTGGATCCTTGTAGCCTGTAACCAATATCATTTTCACAAGTATAACGAAGACCAACATTATACTAACTTTTTTGAATATGTAAAAGCACACTCCAAAAAATATAAAACTATAGAAAAAACAGAAGGAAAGAAAATGACTGAATTAACACCAGAAGCTACCAAAGAAGTCTTAAACATAGTTGCTGATGGAACATTGACATCTATGCCTATTCATAAGTTAGAACCTCATGTAAAAATAAAAAAGCTTATGGATTCACCCCCTATGCGTGAGGGTACAAATCGTTATAGAAATATGATGGTTATTTTAAACTCTGATACATTAGGTGAAGCATTACAATCTTTGCGTAAGCTAGAGCCTTCTCCAGGAAGTGCTAGAGACATTACTATTGCTATTCAAAACAAAGTAATCCAGCTAGGTATGGGAGAGTAATTGTGAACACAGAGAACTTAGAAAGGTTCTTTTATTGGATAAATGAGCGACATGCTATTTACCGAAAAAAAGTAATTGGTGATCCACCTCCCTTTACAAAAGATAAAATACTCCAAGAGTATAAATTTACAAACCCTTTCCGTGAAAACGATAAGGTTACTATATGGATGCGTCAGAACTGGACAAATCCAAACCATAATAAACCCGATGGCGAAATAATATTTAACTGTTGTTTGTTTAGAATGGTTGGTACAACTGAGTTTGCTGAGGCTCATGGTTGGGCTTCAAAGTGGGAGCCTGAATATACTAAGCAATTAATCGCCGAACGATTGGCTAAGAAGTTGCGAACTTTTACAGGAGCATATATTATAACTAATCAAGGGTTAAAGTTACCTAAAGGAGAAGTTGTAGTTGACCATTTCCTCACCCCTATTTGGGAAAGCAAAGAAAAGCTTGCCGAGATTGCGACCAACACTCAGTCGTTACAAGCCTTACACCATGCGATGTCTGCCTATCGTGGGTGGGGTGGAGGGGGCTTTATGTCTTACGAAGTGGTTACCGATCTCAACTACACACGCATACTGGACGAGGCGACAGACCGTTTTACTTGGGCGAACGCAGGTCCGGGAGCAAAACGAGGCTTAAACAGGTTATACGATAGACCCCTTACTAAAGGACTAACTGCTGTTCAGTCTAATATAGAAATGAAAAAAGTATTAGATATTGCACAGGGTACTAGAAATGTAGTCTCCATTGAAAATGTAGATATGCGAACTATAGAGCATAGCTTATGTGAGTGGGATAAGTATGAAAGAGTTAGATTAGGGCAAGGTACACCTCGTAGTAAGTACGATGCCCATCTTAGTTCACTTTTAAATTACAACAAATGGAAAACATTGGAAGGACCTGTAGCATGACGCATGTAGATTTATTTTATTTAAGTCCTAACCCCTATGGAGGTTGGGTTACTTATACTAATCATTTGATAGAAGCCCTTAATGCAGTAGGAGTTAAATGTACCCTGTTTAAGATAAGACCAAAGAGTGAACGCAAAAGCCGTGAGTTTGGTTATGGTAAACATTATAGAAATATTTCTATGGCTGAGGCTAAAAATCGTAAAACCATTGTTAATAATGAATACAAAGAAACGATTAAGCTAGTTGTCGCTGGGGCAAAGCAGTTTAAAGAAGAAACACAAATGTTATACGATATAGGTGCAAGTATAGTTGTTCATGACCCAACTGAATTAAAAAACTTACCTGTTGATTTAGACCCTAAAAGGTGCGTTGTCATTAGACAAATAGGTGCAAGAACTTTTAAGGGAGCAACCTTTATCCGTCACCCTTATACACCTTTTCCTAAGCATACTAACCTTGATAGAAAGGGTGCTGTAAGTACTTCGCGTATTGATTTTGATAAGCATACTGAAATATTATTAGATACTAATAGGTTATTAGCTGAAGATAAGAAAATAAATATAAGAGGTTTTGAAAACAGAATTTTTACTCGGTTTAAAATAGTGCCAAAATATCCAGAGTGGGTACAATCTAAAGCCCATTACCCAAGAGAAAACGATTTTGCATTTAAACTAATGCAAGATTATGTGTTTAATGTAGATATGACACAAATAGTAGGTGATGGTGGTGGGACACAATACACAGCTTTAGAATCTTGGAACGCAGGATGTATTCCTATTATACATAATAAGTGGATACTTGACGAACCTGATGATATGAAGCCTGATTATAACTGTTTTGCTGTTGGCTCACCAGAAGAATTAGCTACACTACTCAATGGGGCTTACTCTGATTCTATACCCTCGATTAGAGAAAATGGGTATAATGCTCTTAAATTACACGACCCTATAATAATAGGTAACCAATACAGGCAGTTCTTAAACATTGAGTAGCCACTCGATTAGGCTCTGACTGTCACAATTAACTTATAGGGTACAAACATACCCTATAATAACTCATTCGCCATAGGAGGGCATATTGTACAATATATATAGTAGAGGTGTTAGTGAGGCTTTATATCATGGTATACAGGTTATCCAAAACACAGGGGTAGAAGTAAATACTAGAAATGGTAAAGCCTTAGAGTTTCCAATGCCTGTTTGCACAGAGTATACACACAGTTGGGAAAGAGTATTGTTTTACCCTCAACGTGATGCTAACCCATACTTCCATTTTATGGAAAGCTTATGGATGTTAGCTGGTCGTAATGATGTAGAGTGGATTAGCCAATTTAATGGAAGAATAAATAATTATAGCGATGATGGTATTACTTTTCATGGGGCATACGGATATCGTTGGAGGAAGCATTTTGGTGTAGACCAATTAAATATAGCTAAAAATAGATTAGTAGAGTACCCCAATGACCGTAGAGTTGTAATAGGTATGTGGGATCCTTATGTTGATTTAACTTCAACAAATACAGGTGTAGATTATCCTTGTAATACACAAGTCTTTTTCTGGGCTAGAAAAGGTTACCTTAATATGAGTGTAGTAAACAGAAGTAATGATATGATCTGGGGTGCTTATGGAGCGAATGCTGTACATATGTCTTTTTTGTTAGAATATATGGCTCTTATGACAGGTAATAAAATAGGTATGTATTATCAAATAAGTAATAACCTCCATGTATATACAGATGTATTAGAAAAACTAAACTTGTATTCTCTTCAGCCTGATTATGAACCTTACCTTTTATTAGCTGAAGATGGGCTAAGTTATAATTCGCCACCATTAATAGATAATGCTCATAATTTTGATTCTGAGTTGTATAAATGGTTTGATGATTATACAATAGAAGGATTAACTAATACCTATCTTACAAATACAGCTACACCTATGATGAAGTCATGGGAAGCTTGGAAAAAGAAAGAATTACTTACGGCATTAAAGTTTGCATCAAGAATAAATGATAGAGCATGGAGGAGGGCTTGTATAGAATGGTTAGAGAGGAGACTGAAGTGAGTACTAGAAGTAAGATAATACAAAAAGTAAATGTTTTAGCAACAGAAGATGTAAAAGGGTTACATGAAGCCGAGCAATCTTACGGTGATAGCTGGAAAAAGCGAGGTGGTGTAGGTGCTTTTATGATGCTTGCTCGTAAATGGGATAGGCTTGAAAACCAAGTAACAAAAGTTAATTACGATGTTTTCCAAGCAATAAAGGAAGATACTCGCCCAGAGGGTATATTAGATGACATACAAGATTTAAGGAGGTACTTATTATTAGTGGAGGCAGAAGTAAGATTAAATGGAATCACTCGACCAGAAGATAAAAGCAGTTTGTGATACATGTGGAGATGAAAGAACACTTACCTTTCGTACTCTTAAAAATAAATGGGCGATGTGTAAAAAGTGTCGCCCCCCTAAACCTATGAGGATAAAAAGTAATGCAGATACCTTTATTTCAACCCCCGATTGATTGGGTTATGCCAGATGGTTACCCAGACTTAGCTAAGTATAAAGAAGTAGCTATAGATTTAGAAACAAAAGACCCTAACTTAACAACAATGGGGTCAGGGTGGGCTAGAAAAGATGGACATATAATTGGAGTAGCCGTAGCTGTTGAGGGTAGTCAATGGTACTTTCCCATTAGGCATGAGATAGGTTCAAACTTTGACCCTATGAGAACATTACATTGGTTAAAAGAAGTTGTTTCTGTAGATAGGGATTATATTTTTCATAATGCTCCTTACGATGTAGGTTGGCTACTCGCAGAGGGAGTACAAATTAAAGGTAGAATATGTGATACAATGGTTGTTGCCCCCCTGTTGGATGAAAATAGATTCAGTTATGCCCTTAATGCGATAGGCAGGGATTATTTACAAGAACGTAAGTCAGAAGTTGACCTAAGAGAAGCTGCTGAGGCATTTGGAGTAAATGCTAAAAGCGAAATGTATAAACTTCCTGCTCATTATGTAGGTAAATATGCTGAGCAGGATGCTGGACTAACCTTAAGATTATGGCAGTATTTTAAAGGATTAATAATTAAAGAAGATATCTCAGATATCGTTAACCTTGAACTCAAGGTTCTTAAAACAATTATCCCTATGAGAGCAAAAGGTGTTCGGGTTGATTTACATAAAGCTGAAAGAATAAAAGTAGATTTATTAGCAAAAGAACACAGGTTAATGAAAGAAATAAAAAGAATCACAGGTGTAGAAGTTGAAATATGGGCTTCTGAGAGTGTGGCTAAAGCTTTTGATGCTGTTGGGTTAGGTTACAGTAAAACAGAAAAGACAGGAGCTCCTAGCTTTACTAAAGGGTTTTTAACGACGCACCCACATGAAGTCCCTAAAATGATTGTACAAGCTAGAGAATTTAATAAAGCACGAACAACTTTTGTAGATACTATACTAAAACACCAGAAAGATGGAAGGATTCATGCTGAACTTCACCCTTTACGCAGTGATCAAGGTGGTACAGTAACAGGAAGATTCAGTTATAGTAACCCTAATCTACAACAAATCCCTGCTAGGCATGGTGAAATTGGTCCACTTATTCGTAGTTTGTTTATACCAGAACAAGATGCGTTATGGGGTGCATTCGACTACTCAAGCCAAGAACCTCGATTGGTGGTACATTATGCAAAACTCATGGGCTTTAGAGGGGCAGAAGAGTTTGCAGACCAATATAATATAGATGCCAGAACAGATTTCCATCAGATGGCTGCTGATATTGTAGGAGTACCACGCAAACAGGCTAAAGATATTAACTTAGGTCTGTTTTATGGTATGGGAAGTAAGAAGCTCGCAGCAAGTTTAGGCTTAGACTTTGAAGATGCACAAGACTTATTTGCTACTTATCATAAAAAAGTACCCTTTGTAAAAGAGTTATCTGAGTATGCTATTAATAGAGCTACACAAAAAGGAGTTATCCGTACTTTACTAGGTAGAAGATGTAGGTTTGATAAATGGGAACCAACTCAATATGGTAGCTGGAAACCTATGACTCAAAAAGATGCTTATGCTGAACATGGTCCAGCTATTAAAAGAGCATTCACTTATAAAGCTTTAAACAAACTAATTCAGGGGAGTGCTGCTGACCAGACAAAAGCTGCGATGGTTGCATTAGCTGAAGAGGGAATTATGCCTATGATACAAGTGCATGATGAACTTGATGTAAGTGTAGAAAATGAAGCACAAGTAAAAAAGATAACAGAAATAATGGAAACTTGTGTCTCTCTTGAAGTACCAAGTATTGTAGATGCGGAGCTCGGTCCAAATTGGGGTGAGGCAAAACAAACATTAAGCGATAAACCTTGGACAAGGGGTTTACGAGATAATCATTCAACCATGCAGACATAGGAGAAAGTCATGTCAGATAATATAAAATGGGGATCTTCACAAAAAGGAGATTACTTATTACTACGAAAAATACATAGAAGACTACAAGGGGGTCATGTTGTTAGATTCCATACAAGACCCGAAGTAGGTGAAGGACAGAATGTTGCCAGTCATACATGGAGAGCATTGATTGTATTGACTACTTTATGGGAAGATGTAAGTAAAGATGCGATACTCTGGTTATTGTTCCACGATGTAGCAGAAGCTGAGTTAGGCGATCTTCCAGCTACCACGAAGTGGAAGTATACAGAGTTAGCACAAGAATTTTCAAAAGCAGAATTTAAATACGAAAAAGACCTAGAACTCCCTGTTATGTTACAAGATTTAACAGAGAAAGATAGGAACTTAGTCAAAATGGCTGACATGCTTGAGTTAGTTTTACATTGTAAAAGACAACTACAAATGGGAAATACTTTAGCTGAGCCTATTTATACTCGGGGCAGAGAATATTTATATAGAAAATTTTCTAGCAATCCCGACTTTGCAGTAGTACATAGTGTTTTATTAGAACTAAAATAAGGAGGAAAATAAATGAAAGATTTTTCTAATTGCTCTGAATGTGGAGAAAAACTAAAAAATGTAAATCATAAACGAACAAGACCAAAGTTATGTCCTTCTTGTCGAGGTGATAAGGTTGGGGGTAACAGTGAGCTACGACAAGTATTTTTAGATTTGCAAAAAAACCCTCCGTCACCGTCAGCGTATGAAGGAACATTTGAAGACGACCCCAGAGCAGTAAATGAAATAGAATATGGTAGAGTAGTTAAACAACCTACAGTTCAATTAGAGAGTCAATTTTCAACATTAGGAGATTAAAATGGATAAAGATCAATTAAGAAAAGAGATAGAAGAAGATGAAGGGTGTAAGTATGAGATTTATTTAGATCATCTTGGCTTGCCTACTTTTGGAATTGGACATTTGATTACAGAATGGGATGAAGAATATGGAAAACCCGAAGGAACTGTTGTCTCCGAGGACAGGGTCTCCTCTTGTTTCCAAGCAGATATTCATACTACGATAAACGAGTGCAAAAAACTCTACAGTAATTTTGACGAACTTCCCGATGAAGTCCAGTTGATTTTGTGTAATATGATGTTCAATATGGGTAGACCACGATTGGGTAAGTTTAAAAAGATGAATCAAGCGATTGCCGATAATGATTGGATTGAGGCTTCTATCCAAATGGAAGATTCTCGTTGGTTTAATCAAGTTCCAAACAGAGCAAAACGTCTCGTAGACAGAATGGAAAAGATGCAAACTTTTCCTCACGGATAACAAAGGAACGGTCTTTCTTATTTTTATAGGGTAGGTTATGTTATGAACATTTTCGTACTGGACTACAACCATAAGAAATGTGCTGAATATCATTGCGATAAGCATATTGTCAAAATGCCTTTAGAAACAACACAAATGCTCAGTACAGTATTCTATAGGTATAATGAAGAAGGACCATACAAAATTGTTCATCAAAAACACCCTTGTACTTTGTGGGCTGGACAGACATTAGAAAATTATCGGTGGCTATGGAGACTAGGCATCGCTTTATGTAAAGAATATACTTACCGATATGAACGTATTCATGCCTGTGAGCGAGTGCTTTACCTAATTAAATCCCCACCCACAGGAT